TAACAGATGAAAATCATGAAGCTAAATCTAAATGAGGAAAAAATAATTCTGACGTTGAAGAGGACGATGATATTGTTACAAAGTCAAAAGAAGACCTAGACAAAAAAAAAGATGATAACGTAAAAGATAACAAAGATAAAAAAGTTAAAACACCAGATGAGTCACCATCTACAATAAATCTTTCTGATGCAAGTAGTTTTGAAAAATTGATTGATATTTTAAATCAATTTAGAGCAGCACATTCTTTTACAGATGAAGAAGTTTCTAGCAGACTAAGAGACTATTTTGACTCTCTAGAAAGAGAAGAAAAAGAAGTTCTACATGTTTTAATAAAAGGCTTGGTTCAGATTACAGTTTTAGACGTAAGTGGAAAAGATGCATATACACCTAGCAAGTTAATGTTTAAAATAAATAAAACAGGTTCAGCTTCAAGTGAAAGAAAGAAGTCACTTGAGAGAAAAATTGATTCAAAAGACGATACTGTTAGTTCAAAAGATTTAGAAAATAAAAAATCTTCTGGCGGGTTACCTATTACAACAATAGGTGCAGGAGTTTACGAGTCTACAAATAACAAAAAAGAATTAATCAATATTGTAAAATTTAATAACATTTAATGTCAAAATTAATTAATTTAATACACCCGTACGAAATTGAATCTATAAATAATTTAAATGACTTTTTTATTCTTTTAAAAAACATTTTAAGACTTTCTTCTAAAAGAATGATAGAAAAAAAAGATGGAATACTGATGCCTGTAAGATGGTCTATTAAAAAAAGTTGCTGGGTTGTTGATAGAGGAACTGATTTATATAGAGACATACACGGTATTGATATAAATAATGTCGATCAATATTTTAAACAACACGAAAAAATTTATAGTGCTATACTATTTTCTCTTAAAGAACTTAACAACAAATGTTTAGATGAATTATTAGAAAGTTATAATTTAAAAAAAAACGAAAACAAATTTTTTGCATTTGAATACTGTAATATGACTACTAATATTGTAGAAAATAACAAAGAGTGTTTATATCCTATAGGTTTGTTTCAAAGATGTCAAACAAAAAAAAGATCTGGAATATACTCAAAAACAAAAAAATCAATTTTAATTGACAATTCTATTGAAACTTTAGAAAAAATTTCAAGTTTTAATAACAATATATTGAATATTAATAATTATAAAATTAAAAACTATCTAGAAGCTTTTTCTAAGTTTTATAATAAAATCAAAAACAAAGAATACACTTTTGATTTAAAAGATAATACTTTAAAAATTAAAATATCTGATTTGTTAAATTATAATATTTCTAAAAAATGTTCACAAAAAGAAATATTATGTTTTATAAGTAATAATAAAAGTTTAAGTAAAGACAAATTTAACAAAATCAAAACTAATATAATACTTTACTTAGTATATTTTGATTTTGTTAAATTTATTAAAGATTATTTAAAAATAAATAATAAAAACTTTGAAGGCTTTGTAGTTCCTGACGCTCAAAATAATATTTACTATAAAGTTACAGGGGATTTTGTTTTGAAAGTTTATTTAAAAAATAATAATTTTACAAAAAAAGAATTACTTCCGCCTATATTACCTGGGATTTTTTAACTATGAATGAAAAAATATCTGAATTGTTGGAAGACTTAAATGAATATTACAAAGAAGATAACTGGTTAACTGTAAAAAAATTTTTATTAAAATATTTACATCCAGATATTAGAAAGAAATTTTCTACAAGACATCATAAAAGCAAAAAACACTCTTTAAATAAATTTGAAGATAAATTAATTGAGTATTATTATAATGAATATAATGTTAGGTTAAAGTTATATGAAAAAGATAAACATGAAAAAGAGTAAGCTTATAATAAAAAATAAAAGTTTGCTTAAAGAAGGCTGGGGAGATGTTGCAGGTTCATCTGCAACTTCAGGAGAATGGAAAAAAATTGCAGACGTAGCTATTTTAGGAGCACAAGCATTTCTAGCTAGATCTTGGGAGACTTCTTTTGTTTTACCTTGGAAGCTATATCATGCATTTAAAAATGGAGAAAGTTTAACTCAAGTAATGGAAAATTGGGAAAAGACTGACAAATCTCTTAAAGAAGCACAACTAAGCGTAATTCAGAAGTCTGGTGTTGAAAGTACTGTTGATGCTTTTATTGGAGTTTGCAACCCAGGAATGTTAATTGGCCAGAAATGGTGTGATTATACAGATAGGTCAGGTAGAGCAGACAGATGGAAAAAAGGTGCTTCAGAAGTTTGGAACAAAACAATAGCAAAAAATAATCCTGACTTACAAGTAAAAGTAGATATTAACAATAAAGTAAATAATACTTTTATAGTATACTCAAATTTTATAAAAACAATTTCAGGTTTAGTTGGAGTTGAAAACGAAGCTGCTAAATATGATGATTACGCTGATTTTGAAAAATCAGGACGAACATGGAAAAATTATATATCAACTGCTGATTCTTTAGGAAGAGAAAACCCTAAAATCAAATCTTTTTTTGGATACTTAGTATATTTACAAAAAAATCCATCAGAAAATGTTCAATATAGTTCAAAAACACTTTTATCATATTTGCAATCAAACAAAACAGGAGATGCAAAAATTGAAGAATTAAATAATAAATTTCTTAAAGTAATGAGTTCTACTAAAAAAAGTGCATCACAAGCAGTAAAACTTATTCAAGGGCACAATATTGCACCGCAGTTAGATATAATATCAAAATTTATAGAAAATGCTCAGGGAATTAAACAGAGTTTTAAAAATTATGTTTCATCTGGCGCTGCAAAGTCAGAGCCAGAACCAGAACCTGTTACTGCAAGTGTTAAAGAATCAATAAAACTTAAGAAATTAAGTATTAGAAACAATAAAATATTTAAAAATATTTTAAATGAAGTTGAAGAAGAAAAGACTGGTGCAGTAGATTCTGAAATTGCTGCAGAAGAATTAACAAAAGACTTAACAAAATATGCTACTAATGTTTCTATTATGCTTAATAGTGTAAGAGAAATGATTGTATATGAAATTGTTTTGCAAAAAATTAAAAATACATATTATGTATATAATAACTTTTTAAAATTATTAGTAAATAACGAAGAAGTTTCTAGTTTACAAAGTAATCCAGATTTTTCATCAAGAAAGTCTAAATTATTAAATATTTTAAATGAAACTGAACTTTTTATGAAAAAGTTAAAAGAACATTTTAAAATTAAAGTTAAAAATGAAATAGTCCCACTACCAAATGATATTTTAAAAGCTTTAAATGAAGAAGACAGAATTGATTCTATAACTGTTAATTCATTTAAAAAAGATACTGAAGATAAAGATAAAGAGCTTATGGATAATGAAGCAGTTGGACAATTAGTAAATAAATTAGCTTTACATTTCTTGCAAGGAAAAGAAGAAGATCCAACAGATGAACAAATAGCAGAAGAGGAAATTAGAATTAAAAATGCAATTGGTAATAAAGATAGATTAAAAATGGCTTATTTTTTAGCTGCAGGAACTGCAATGCAATTTTGGTCTAAGGAATCTTCTCAAAAAGAATTACAAGAACACAAAGAATTAGTTGTTAAATTAAAAAATAAATTTAATGATATTCAAAAACATTCTAATGAAGTAGCTGAAAGTTTAAAAGAACCTCTGACAGATTCAGAATTATTGAGTGTTTTTGATAAACCAAAAGTAGAAATAATATTAAAATATTATAATAATAGTTTAAGTGATGACTTTTCATCTGATATTGATGAAATAATTCAAATGCAATATGAAGGAATTAAACAAAAATTTATAGAACAAGTTGAAGAGCTTTTAAAAATTTCTTCAAAAGAAAATCAAGATCAAGAATCTACAGAAAGTGAAGATACAGAAGGAAATTTTGTAGACATAAGTGGTAGTTCTAGTAAAACTATCGCAAAAACAAGAGATAAGAAATAGAAAGATAAAAAATGAAAAAATTTATTCAACCTGAGATATTTTATGAAGAATCAGCTGAGGGTTTTACTAATGGTATGCCTTTTATGAGAATAGAGAAAGAACAAATAATACCTTCAGCATTATTTATGGGTGCCGCAAAAAACATTGAAAATAAAAATAGCGAAGTAGACGAAGAAGAAATGTGTGAAATTACAATGCAGATGTATGTAAATAGTGAAGTACTTAAAAATGTTTTGGATAAAGAGACATATGACAAAGTTCGAATTTCTATTGGTCTAGATCCATTAGGCGTAGCTATAGAAAAATCTAATAAAAAATAATTTTATACTTTTTAATATTTGTTGTTATTATAAAATAATAAATAGAGAGTATAAATATGATGTATAACGTAGGTCAAATTCTATATACAGTTTTAACTGAAAAACAAGTAGTTGTCCCGGTTAAAGTTGTAGAACAAGTTATTGTTAAAACTTTAGAAGGAGAAAAAGTTGACTATAAGCTACAACTTCCCAATACAAAACAGCAAAAAGTAAATATTAATAAATTTACTAATCTATACGAAGATATAACAAGTGTTGAAGAATATCTGACACAAAATGCCATATCAGCTATAGAAAAAATGATTAAAGATGCTGATACTTTAAATCAACAATTTTTTATTAGTAAAGACGATGAAGAAAATATTGATGCGTGTAAAATTGAATCTAATAAAGATATAATTAATCAAGATCAAAATAATAATTCAATAAAAATTGAACTAGAAAATGGTCAAAAAGCTAATATAAACTTAGACAATATTAACAATTTTGTCGATTCACAAACAGTAGAAAATACACAAAAAAAAACATGAAAAATATTTTATTACTTGATGGCTATAATTTAATTTATAGGGCTAGATATAGTGGCATGAACAAAGGAAATCATTCAACTATATTTAATTTTTTTAGAGGGATCAGGCCTTTAGTTGAAAAATTTAATCCTGATGTCGCATATTTTGTATTAGAAGGTAAACCAGTTAAAAGATTAAATTTAGATCCCAATTATAAAGGACAAAGAGTATATAACGATAAAGATGATTTCAATAGACAAAGAAATGAAATTATCAGTACAATAAAAGAATTCTTTCCTTTTGTAGTAGTTAAACATAATGATTTTGAATGTGATGATATTATCAATCACTTAGCAACTATTGATCATAAAAATGATAATGTTACGATAATATCATCAGATACAGATTTTATTCAAAGTGTAAATAGTAATGTTAAATTATATAATCCTGTTAGGAAAGAATACATTAAAGGTAAAGAATACGATTATGTTTCTTGGAAATCACTAGTAGGTGATAAGTCAGATAATATTGAAGGATTTAAAGGGATAGGCAATAAAAAAGCGCTGAAGCTTCTAAGTGAGTCTAATAAGCTGAGCGAATTTTTGTCTATAGAAGAAAATAAAACAAAATTTGACAAAAATAGATTTATGATTAGATTTCACACGCTAGAAAAAGAAGAAATAAAAAATATTTCTTATAGTTATCTCAAAGAATTACCTAATTGGCTTAGATTGAAAGAAGTATTTCAATCATATGAATTCAGTTCTTTGACTAATAAAGAAAAGTCATGGAATAATTTTATTAATACATTCAAAAACTTAGAAAGGAACATAGAAAATGTCAGCTGAAAAAGTATTATCAAACAATATTTTACAACAATTAAGAATCAATGGTTTAATATCAGAGCAAGAAGTTGTTATTAGTGTAGGTGATCTATATTACGCAAAAGATGTATTATCTAATAAAAAGCGAATTGTAGAAAATGCAATTATAGATCAAATAAATAATATAACAATTACAGAAAACTCTAACAATAGAAAAATTTTAAAAGGATAATAAATGTCAGACGCTATTTGTTTTAATGCAGACGCTCAAACTCTCTTGAAAGAAGGAGTTAGGAAGTTATTTAATGCAGTTGCAATAACTATGGGTCCAAGAGGAAAGCTTGTATTAATTGAAAAGCAAAACGAGCCACCTCACTTAACAAAAGATGGTGCTACTGTTGCAAAGTCAGTTATATTGGATAATAGAGTAGAAAACTTAGGATCAAGCTTACTGAAACAAGCAAGTGAAAATACTGCAACTATAGCAGGGGATGGAAGTACAACTTCAACAGTATTAGCAAAAGAATTATATTTCAGATCAGCCCAAGCTTTGCATACAGGAATTGGAGCTCCATCAGAGATTTGTGATTTACTTAATAAAAAATTAGAAAAAGTTGTTAATATTCTAGAAGAAAAATCAATAAAAGTTTCTTCGAACGAAGAGATAAAGCAAGTTGCAACAATAAGTGCAAATGGTGATTCTTATATTGGAGATTTAATTTCTAATGCGATGGATGAAGTAGGTACTTCTGGTCTTGTAACAGTTGAAAAATCAAAGACTACAAATACAGAATTAAAACTAGTAAGAGGTGTTAAAATTGATAGAGGATATATTTCTCCTTATTTTATCAATGATACTGAAAAATCAAAGACAACACTTGAAGATCCTTTAGTTTTAATTCTTTCTTGTAAACTTAATTCTTTAACACAGATTTTACCTGTTTTAGAAAAAGTACATCAAACAGGAAAGTCTTTGTTTATTGTTGCAAATGATTATGATCAAGAAGCAATACAAGCTTTAATTGCTAATGTATCAAAAGGTTTACTTCAAATATGTGCTGTTAGATCTCCTTTTTATGGAGAAAAAAGAAATCAAATACTTAATGATTTAGCGAATGCGTTAGATACAAAAGTAATTTATGACATCGATGAAAAAGAGATGAATGATCTATTACTTTCAGATCTTGGTGAATGTAAAAAGATTGAAACTACAAATGATTCTAGTCTTTTTGTTGAGTGTAAATCTACTAATAATTCTGATGACGTTTCAAAAAGTATTGAGAAAAAACTAGAAGATAAAACAATAACCAAAGAAGAGCAAGCATTTCTAAAACAAAGATTAATTATTAATAAAGGAGTAGTTGCTGTACTTTCAATTGGTGCACATACAGAATCTGAATTATTAGAATTAGTTGATAGGATTGATGATGCTTTACACGCAACTAAAGCAGCAATAGAAAGTGGATTTTTACCAGGAGGTGGTATAGCTTTAGCAAGAGCAGGTATTGAACTACTTAACTCTGAAGAAGTAGAAGAAACTTTATTGTCAAGCACAGTTTCAAAAATAGTTTCTGATGCATGCATGTCTCCTTTAAAACAAATATTAAAAAATGCGGATTTATCTGTTGACTATATTGTTGAAATGATTAAACAAGTTCCAGATTTTACTCATGGATATGATGTAAGATCAGAAAAATATTTGGACATGATTGAGCAAGGCATCATTGATCCACAAAAAGTAACAGCAACTGCATTAAAAAATGCTGTAAGTGTGTGTAACTCTCTACTTTCAGTAGGATGTGTTGTTTTAGATACACAAAGCAATTTTGATCAAGGAGTTCAGCTAGTTCAGTTATCTGATGATATGTATTAATATAATCATAAATAGTAGGAGAAAACTATGTTTGGTGATGCTTTAGAAGACTTATATATTATAGATCAAATTAGAGAAAAAAAATATGAAGAAGAAAGACGTATTCAATTAGAGATTCCAACCTACTATGAGATTGAGTACCCAGAAAATGAAAAAAAAGTAGAACAAGAACCTAAACGTGTAATAATTATTGAATTATAAATATTATTATATAAAAGGACATAATTTTGTTAGATAAACAATTTATTAAAACCATTAAAGAAAATCCTCTACTAACTAAAAGGCAAGAAATTGATCTTGCTAACAAGATTAAAAAAGGAGATAAAAAAGCTAGACAAAAGCTTATAGAGTCTAATTATAGATTAGTAATTTCTATAGCAAAGAAATATCATAGAGACGAGCTAGACTTTCAAGATATGATACAAGAAAGTAGTGTAGGACTAATTAAAGCTGTTGATAGATTTGATCCTACATTAGGTTATAAGTTTAGCACTTATGCTTGTTGGTGGATTAAACAATCAGCTTTACAATATGTAAATGAAAATTCATCTAACATAAAAGTACCTACTCACTCAAGAATGTTAAATTCAAAAATAAAAAATAAGATTATTGAATTAGAAGAAAGAAATGGCAAACAACCTTCTTTAGAAGAAGTATCTAATGAAATAGGTGAGAGTGTCAAAAAAATAAAGTATACTTTACATGCTAATAAAAAAATCGCATCTTTAGAAAAAAGCCTAGACGAAAATTCTACAAATGCAACGTTACTTAATAAAGTTGAAGATTCTAGTTTATATTCTAATCCAGAAAAGCTTGTAGAATCAAAAGAATTAAATTTAATAATTAGGGAAAGTTTACAACTTTTAACACCAAAAGAAGAAAAAATAATTAGATTAAGATTTGGAATTACAGAAAGAGCTGATGATTCTAATAGTTTTCCAGTAACTGATCAAATGATGGAGTATTTATAATAATGAATAATAAAAAATACGTAACTACAAATAATTATGAAGGCATGGGTTACTATGATATTGCTAAAGTAATGACTGAAAATGGTCATAAAATGAATCACTCTACAGCAAGAAACATTGTAATCAGAAGTTTTTCAAAAATAGTTAAAAACATTTCTCATAAGTATAACAAAAAATATACAGAAGAACAAATTAAGTCAATAGCAAAGTCTCCTCAGTTTCAAAATTCAATTGTAGAGATAATGAAAGGTTATAACAGTGAAGAAGAAAAATTTAATTAATTACAAACTTTTTCAAAATAGAAGAAGTTTCAATCCTATTTCTTTGTTTAACAAGAAAAAAGATTTGTCATATCAAGAGTTCGTAGATTATCTTGAATCAAAAATGGTAGATTCTCCTGGATTAGAATATTTTGAAAGAGTAAAAAAAGAATTCTTAAGAATAACTAACGATATAAAAGAAAAAGTAGAAGAAGTAAAACAGGAAGTTGTAGAAGTTAAAGAAGAAATAAAAAAAATTGAAACTTCTAGGCAAAAAAGAAAATCTAGAAGATCAAAAAAGAACGAGCAAAAAGAAACACAAACAACAGAATTAGAAAGTGTTACAAAAGCTCAGGATAGCAATTCTGAACAAAAGGATTCTAACAATGAAAAAGACAGTCCTGAATGATTTTTTTGTTTATGAGTTTCCTTTTATAGATTTTCATATAAAAGGAAAAAAAGTCGAGCCTATTTTAGAAATTAAAAATACAAATAATAATACAACTTATCAAGATAATTATAATAAAAGACAAAACGATAGGCATTATTATGGCAAAAAAAGACGATGTTATTCTGATTATATCTAAAAGCTTTTCTAAGCAAAGATTCACGAATAAAGAAATAGGCTTGTGTAAAGACTTAAGTATATCTAAACTTATAATAGACCACGGATTAACAGATGTTCAGGCATCAAATGTAATATCATGGTGTTGTATGCAGCAAAGATTCTTTAATCTAGAAGAGGAAGAATCATGAAAGGGAGAAACTTTGACTATGGTTCTCAAATGTCAAATTCAAAAGAAGGAGAAATGGCAAAGAGAACATTAATTACTATGGCAAAAGATTTGTATAATTTATATACTTTACTTAGAAGTGAAGATGACTTGCCTAGCTGGTGTCATTATAAACTTGCAAAATCTCAAGTTGAGTTACAATCTGTTAATAATTATTTAACTTCAAAAATAACAAAACTATGTATTGATGAAAACATACCTAAAGATCATCTTTCTTTTCAGATACAACAAAACATGAATGATGAATGTATTGCAGAAGGTATATTTGATATTTTAACTAAGAGAAAAAATAAATCAAATACTGATGTAAGAAAAAATCTTAGAAGAATGCATAATCCTGAAATAAATTATAAAAATAACTATGTAAATGAAACTATAAAGTTTATCAACTTATCTACGAAAATTGCAACTATTATAAGAAATATTAGTGGTGATTCTAGTTATGAACTTGATAAACAAACTAGTAAAGTTCCAAAAGATTCAATTAGTCTTTTAAAGATTGTAAAAGATGAGTGTGTAAAAATACAAAATATTTTAAAAACAAGGCAAAAGTTTGAACCAAAAATAACGAGTGCAAGAAAAAATATTAAAAAAACTCCATGGTATAAAAAACTTATTTTTAGAGAAGACTATTCAATAAATACAAAAAATGTTTTTCTTAGTCAGTTAGAATCTCTTTTAGATAATGTTAGTATGTATTTCAATAAAAACGTAAATACAGAACATGATTTAAATCGTATTAGACAACTTACAGTATACAGCGATCAAGATATTGATACTTTATTAGAAGACTTAAATTTTACAATCAAAACAATAAGAGACTTTATTTCCAAAGAGGAAGCACAAGACAATGAGATGTTTGACAGAGTTTATTAAAAAAATTAAATACTTTTTTATTTTATCAATAATGATTACAGCTTGTAGTTCTAGTGTTGATAAAGAAACCATAACTGTTGAAACACAAAAAGAATTAATATCAGGTCAAAACATACAAATATATTATGATGACTACTATGATTATGAAAAAGTAAATGTAAAATTAAAGTCTGCAACTACAAACGAAGTAATTGAGAACTATGGGCAACAAGAATATATAGATAAATTCTATATTAATAGATTTTTAAAAAAAGATATTAATCACTTTGATCTTTATTATTTTCAAATAGATTTTATAGGTGAAAAAGAATTTGAAACAAAAAATATCAATATAAATATTAATCCTTCTATTATTATAGAAAGTTTCTGTGCAGCAGAAAACTGTAATTCTCTAACAGGTAATGTTATACAAAATGCTATTAATAAGTTAAAGATAAAAACTTTTAAAATAGCACCTGTCAACATAGAGTATATAATTACAACACCTTATAATAGCTTTAGTATTAATCACGAATTTAACACACCAGTAAATGAAGACTGGGTTGACAATATAGTTTTTAAAGATGTTCCTAGTGATGTTTCTTCTTATATTAATTCAATTTTAATAAAAGCATATGATAATGAAGGAAATATTGCTGAAACTGCATTTCCATTTAAAGTTGTAAGACCAATAGAAGTAAAACATTTTGGTGAGTACGAGCTAGCAGAAACATATGAACCATTACCTGTTACAGGATGCATACCTGGGACAATAGGTAATAATGTACAATATTCAGAATCACAAACAGAAACTAGGCAAAATAGTGTTTCAATAACAATAAATAATAACTGGAGTAATAGTAATTCATCTAGTACAAATCTAGGAAGATCTGAAGGTATTTCTATTGGTGAGACTAGTAACACTGTTCTTTCTTCTTCACTTTCACAATCAGAAACAGTAGGCGAAAATTCTACAGAATCATATGCAGAAAGTGAATCTGCTAATATTTCTTTTGACACTACAGATGGTGAAACATGGGGTTGGGATATTGGTGAATCAGAATCTCAAGGTTCTAGTAATTCTAATACAAGTAGCACAAATCTAGGTGTTAATGGTTCTGTAACTACAGGATTTAGTGGAGAAGGTAGTCTTCCTTTTCTAGCAAAAGCTAGTGGTAAAGTTGAAGTATCAACTGGAGTTTCTGCAGGATGGGGTAATGCAAATACTGAATCAGAAAATCAATCAAACACTACTTCTAGAGGATATTCTACTGGTGGTTCTAAACAAAACGGAAGATCATTTGGAAGTGTCCAGAATGAATCCAGAAGTCATTCCTTGACAGGCTCATATGTTTTATCAAGTTCAACGTCAAATACAATAACAGAATCATCTGGGTTATCTTCTGGAAGAGTATGGAATATGTCTGAGAATATATCTAGCGGAAAGGTTGTAACTGAAGGTAATAGTGAAAGTTTATCAGAGACTATTTCTACTTCAACTTCAAGCAGCACTATATTTAGCTATAATGGTTATATTCCTAGAGGAAGATTTGCAATATTTTATAGACAAACAAGTAGATTTGTTAAGCTGTCTGAAGTAATTACTTATGATTTAAACGGGTATCCTAAGCATGCAGGTTATATTACAATGAATTCTTGGGCATGGGCACCTGAAATGGCAATCGGTGAGAGTTGTGAAGATTTACCTAGATCTAATTTGCCATTAGCAAAATGTCATATTCCTCCTTGCGGAGAGTAAATCTAAAATAAGCACTTAACATAGTTTCTTATTAAACTTTCTGCTCTAACTATATCTCTTGAAGAAGGATAACCACAAGAAACACTTTTTGTCAGTATATTTGCAATTTGTTGCTTGCTTTCTTCACTTAATGATGCTGGCAACATATTCATTAGCATTTCTGCATTACCTGAACATAAATACTCTCTCATTTCTGTACCACTTATTGCAACTACTCTTGGTATACCTATTACATTTATCAAACCATTAACAAACATTTCACCATATAATTTAATCATTAAACTTTCATTGTATCTATTTAAGTCATCCTCACCACAATAAAATGTAATTACTGTATTACTAGTTTCATACTCAATATTTGAAATAGGATCAATCCACAAAAGTTCACCTGCATTATAAGCATCTCTAAAAGAATCAGCAACCTTAAATCCAGCAGTTACAGGTGATTTTATTTGTGACATATTGGGAGTAATAATAGAAACGTTTGTATTTGTATACTGCAAAT